AAAGATGTTGGTGTTGATACATTTACCTGCTCAGACTGAACTCCATCTGTTGCATGAGCATATTCAGCAGGGTAAAAGAATAGCCAAATTCCCACCAAAAAAGCAACCAACCCACTTTTTAGTAGGATATTTCTAATAGGGGGCCATCCTTTCAAAGATGTTTGATAACCCTATTATATCATTTTATAGGTACAAAAAAGGGAGCCAAGTTAATGACTCCCTTAGTTGTTGGATTAGTTTACTTCTTTAGAAGTGCAACCTTTGCCTTTGGATTCTTCTTGTTCCACTTTGTAGCAAGTGCGTTGTACTGCTTTACAAAAGCAGCACGATCAGCAATTGCCTTAGCATCTGCTGTTGCCTTCTCAGCCTTAAGTGTTACAACTTCTGCCTTTAGGCTATCAAAAATTCCCTGCATTGCTGTAATCTGTGCAACTAGTGCTGCAAGAGTAGCGTTTGTGCTAGAAGAAGAGTTTGATACCTTTGCTGTTGCAGATACTGCTACCTGACCAGCAAGTGGCAATGACGTTCCACCTGTTGCTGAAATAGTTACAGTGTTTTCTGTCAAAGGCATAAATACCTTATATGACTTAACTGTTTCTGTATCAGTTGTGACTGATGTTGCTGTAAGAGCATCTGAACCTGAACCAAATGCATAGGTTGAAGTGATTCCACCTGTTGCAAATAGATTAGCATGTGTCTTTCCAGATACTGGAAGACCTGCTGCATCAAGAACTTGCACCTTGATGGTTGCTGCTTCACCTGGAAGGTATGTTTCCTTATCAAATGACAACTTAACTGTGGCTGCTGGAGATTCTACACGAGTAGAAACTGGAGCAGATACGATTGTTCCTGCTGCATTTTTAACTGTAACTGCAACGCTACCAGCCTTAACACCAGTAATTGTAAATAGCGCTTCACCATTTACGATAGTTGCTGCTGTACCTGAATCGGATACGATTGCTGTGTTGCTTGAGAAAGCGTTAAGTGTTCCTGCTCCTACTGTTACGCCTGATGCATCCTTAGCAACTGCCTTGATCGTATTTGTATTTGCACCAACTGCAATAACAGACTTAACTGGAGTAGCAACGATTGTTGCGATATCTCCATAGAATGTTACCTGCTCTGTTGCAAGTACTGTACCTGTAAGCGTTGTTAGAGTGATTGTTCCTACTCCTGCTGTACCGTCAGCAAAAATACCAATATAGTTTCCTGTAGGAATAACAATTGCACGACCAAGAGAGGACATTGTTGTAGCATTTGTGCCATAACCAATCAAACCTGTTCCTGATACTGTAGCAAGAATTGACTCAGTTGCTGCTCCGCCTGCTGCATTCTTAGGTGTAACAACGATTACCGCTGCTGCATCTGCTGAAGTTGCTCTTGGTGCAAAAACTGTAGCATCTGTGGTTGCAGTTATAACTTCTCCTGCATTCAAAATTGAAGTTGTTGTTGAAGCAGATGGAGTTAGATCCGCTGCTTTAACTGTAACTGTCCATGCAACTGATGGTCCTGTTGAAGGACGGGTTGTAATAATTCTTGCTTCGTATGTACCTGCAACTGATGGTGCTACCAAAGACACTGTGAACTTTGCAGTTACATATCCTGGTGTACCTACTGTTGAGTTAACGTCTGCTGAAAGATTACCAGCAGCGATTGCTACTGTTGCAGTTGATGTTTCTAGCAACGTCATAGTTGCTGACTTAGTTGAGCCTGAAGGCTGTGCAAACATAGCAGACAAGACAGTTGCTGTATCTGCTGCTGTTTCTGAAATAAACGACAGTGTAACTACAGCAGTTGCAGTCTCACCAGCAGTGATTGTGTCTGTAGCAGAATCAATCGTTAGTGTAGGTGCAATGACAGCAGCACTTGTCGGAAGTGCTGACATGACGCCAAAGGACATTGCTGCAGCGAGTCCTAGGGCAATTTTCTTAAATGAATTCATTATTCTCCTTGTTGTTTTTATATTAAGTTAAGTTTATCTAGAAAATCCTTAACATCGTTAGGCATTTCCCGATTATCTAATTCTACCATACGCTTCTGCTTCTCTGCAAGTCGTGTGGAAGAACTCCATGTATGGATTTCTATCTCTGTATTATTAGTCTTTTGTGTATGTGATATTGCTCCAAATACCGCCCCACATACCGCATCAGCCAAGTCTTTTGATTTTTTTCTAGGGTGATCAACCCTGTTCCCCTTCATTATTTTTAACTCTGACATTTCTTCTAATAGCAAAGGAATCATTGGAATGGCAACACGCTCTTCATAAATCATCATGGCCAGATCTTCGTAGTGCTTTTTAGCAACTGATACTGTCTCTGTTTTAATTCCAACAGCCTGCAATTCATTTTGAATATCAAAAGATTGCCAACGGTCAAAAGAAACCCTGCCGATATTAAAACCTTCTCTACGCAAGTTAATAATCCATTGTTTTACTTCTGACAAATTGACTGGTCCTTCTGCTCTTGGCTCCCACCAAGCAACGGCATCAACAACAACAATAGGGGCAACCTGTTCATAATCCTTAATAACCTGAATATTAACCCATTTATCAACATGAGCAATTGCTACTGCACACTTATCGTGCTTTTGTGCAAGGTCAGCGTGGACATAATAAACTTTTTCTGGGTCTGGTTTAAACGCTTCATCAAATCTTCTAAAAGAGTCTAATGGGTTTCTTGTATTCATACATTTTTCTAATTTTTCTTTTTGTTTAAAAAATGCATCTGATGCAAAGGTTGGCATACATGCAAAACGCATCATTGCATCACCTAGATCTGTATAAAATGCTAATTTAAAATCATCTATTTTACGAGTAGGATTTACCTCCCAAGTTGGTTTTTTAAAAGCCAAAACCTTTGGAACTTTATATGAAATAATATTGTCTTCTTCCCAACTAATTTCAAATTGATTGCTGGGGTCATCATGTGGTAACTCTTCATTCATAATAAATACATGCTTTTTTTCAAGAGTTTCTTTTTCTGCAATTACATCTTCATATCTTTTAGAAATAAAGTCACCCTGATAACGAGGAAATGAAAGTAAAACAACTTTACCAAGATCTGGAAAACGAGAATCTACGGAGCCACGAAATGCTTTATAAATATTTTCTGCAGTCTTTCCTTGTTCATTGCCAGTGCCAACCTCAGATGCAAAACCAGAAATCTCATCAAGTACTGCAAGCAGTAAGTTCAAACCTTCATGAGATTCTCTTTCTGAGTGACCAGAGTAAACCGTAATTGATTTATCAAATTCTACTGAATCTGCTTTGGCATTATACTTTCCAGCAAACCACGGAGATTTTTCAATTTTTGTTTTAAAACCTTTAAAGAAAACGTTTTTAGCCTGTTGTGCGTTAATAGCAACGTTAATAAGGTCAATAGCATCCCCAGAAGGTTTTCCAAAATATTTTGCTGGATCTTTTAAGCATAGTAATTTATATACAATGTATGCACATGCTACTGTAGATGTGAAGTCTTTTCCAGATCCCTTTCCAAGTTGCAATATAATTTCATTTTTAGTATATTTACTATAATATCTTGCACCCTCCGCATCTCCATAAAGTTCTTGCAAATCTTCTTTTTTATATATTTGACTCATCGCCTCAACAATGTCATATTGAACCTGAGATAGTGGTGGCTGTCCCAAATAATCAGAAGACTCAACAAATGTTTTTGCGTCTACTGGTTTTTCTTCAAAGTGATTTTCTCTTAATACTTCAAGAAAATCATTGAACATTGTGGACAATTGTAATCACTTCTCCCTCTTTAGCAATCTCAGATAGGCGTTGCATTATTAGATCACGAACTTCTGGATGACTTGAAGCAATGTCTCTTAATATTCCAACCAAAACTTCTTGCCTTCTTTCAATTTGAACCATTTCTTCTGCAAGTTCTTTATTCTCAAGAAGTCCAGCCTTTTGAAGCATTTCAATTCTAGATTTTTCAATATCCATTACAAGTTTAATGGCCTGTGTTTTTGCACTAAGATTATTTGTCATTGATGCCTCATCAATAACTTCATAAGATTTTGTAATCAATTTACTATAATGTGCATCTGCTCCAGCAAGTGCTTCTTTTGCACGAGCACGGATTGCTTCATTAGCAGAAGCCATAACCTTCCACTCATTAATTAATGCAACAACACGAGTTCTCGGCATATCTAAATCTTTAGAAATTTTTGTAGGATCTTGACCCTTAAGATATTCTGCAACAACCTTGTTTACTTCGTCAAGATGATCAATTAACTCTTTTTCAGTTGACATTTTTTTCCTTTGCTATTTTAAGCAATACCAAATATCCAATAAGATCATCTATGTCATTATCTCCAACATAGTCTGTACCTTTCATAAGTCTGCTTAATTTATCATCAATTCTAACCCTAAGTTGTTCTACTGGATCTGATTTACTAAAAATTCTAACAGGGTCTAGAGCAGAATCTCCATATGCAATATTTTTGTCAATTAGCATTTTTGCAATTCCGTGACATGTTGACCAAATATCTTTGCCAGAAGGTGCTCCTACGGAATGAAGATATAAATCTTCACAACTAAAATTTCCTACATCCTGAAATACTGGCTGCAAATTCATCGTTTAGATTTCCTTAATCCAAATTTAGCAAGGTATACGTAAATAGTTTCAACACTAGTTCCACACTCCTTGGCAATATCTTGTGGAGACTTTTTATCCATAACAAATCTTTTACGGAGCCAAGCCTCGCTTGTATACAGTTTACCAGTCATGAGATTATTTGTCAAACTTTTCGCTAATATCATAATTAAATCTATCAGAGTCTTCCAGTATCCACTTGTCTTGATTTTCTACATCATATTTTTTTTCATTAATTATTCTATCAATGACGTAGTCTTTTTTAAGCGTAAAAGATGGCTCATAAACTCTTACCCTATTGTTAGGCTGTATAGCAAAATTACCATCATCTCGCTGTATAACGTGCCCACACTTATGATCTGCTGGGCTTTCTGAGTAGCCATCATCCAATACATTGGTATCAGGGTTGTGCCAATCAAGGGTAAACAGGTATGTTCCCTTAATAAAAGTTTTAGTCCTATCAATATAAGACATTCTAAGGTTAGTCAGATTTTCAAATTTAGTCACAGAAACGTGATGACTAAATGAATTCCACAATACTAAATTATGTAAATCAACTTCTGGAACACCTGGTTTTGTGCAGAATGCAGATATAGGAAGTCTCCACCATAACCCTCCGTCTTCCATCATAATATGGAATAAGGGACTTCTTGATTTAATACTTGAAACACCAAATATAACACATTCAAAATATTTATCATGACTGTCCTGATGATTTCTTAAATAGTTGCCTCTTACATAACAATTTATTGGTGGTATGTTTGCATTCAACTCAGGCATTATTCCTCAACTTTCATTGCTTTATTCCAATTACTAATAGCCCAATGACCGATGCCACAAGCGTCAGCAACGTCATTATCGTTAATAATTTTATCATAGTGGATTTCAATTAATTTAATAGTTCTTTCTTTTCTAATCTGTCTTTCATGTGTTTTATACCAAGATTCTGATTTTCCAGGAGTTTTTAATCTGATTGCAACCTGTTCCTCTTTTGTTAATTTTTTGTTTCCTAAATAGTTTTGCCAAGTTATGGGCGACACAGTACCAATAAACTTTGTTCCAGTTAATCCTGCTGCTCCTAGCAAAGCCCCTTGAACTAATGCTAGATCTGCAGCAGTCTTAGGGCTGTTCATAAAAACTGTATGCTCAATTATAACTGCTTCAAATCCTCCACAATATTCAAAAAATGCTTTTGTTTTAGCACAAGCATCCATAACTTTTTCATAGTTTGTTTTTCCTTCAAATTTAATTTTGCCAAAATTATCTAAAAGATTGTTATTAAAAATAGCAAAAGCAAGGCTATTGGTACTTGCATCAATAGCACAAATTGTTTTTGGATTACCACTGTTGCTCATAGTCAATGAACCCCTTTATTTGTTTTAACATTTTGTCTACCTCTTTTTTATTAACATTACAGTTAGAGCAAAATCCAGCATCATTGTATATAGATAGTTGCTCTCCACAACCACCAAGACAAAGTCTTTTCTTTCCTTTTCTTTTTTGTCTACGAGTTATTTGATACCTTTCGGCTATCTTTGCTTTTGTTGCTTCTTCTCTACAAGAATTGCTACAATAAATTTGATAACTTACTTTAGGTTTAAATGGTGTATCACATCTTTCACATAACTTCACATTAACTAAACCTCTTCATCCTTCAACAATACTAAAGGTTTAATCTTTATTGTCCCTGGCCCTGCTTCAGCACATGCCTTTTGAATTGGACATACCTTACAAATTTTTGAATTTGAACGATATGGAATTTCTGGCAAATTTTGATCTTGCCAATTTTTATAAACTACTCTCATCCATTCAAAAGCCTGCTCTACCCAATTACGATAATGCTCATTAACTACTACAGGCAACGTAAGTAACTCATGGTTATTTTTATTTTCATAAATCATAACGCCTTTACGAATCTTTAAAACCTTCATATACATTAACAACTGCATTAGGTGACCCATCTTAGGTCGTCTACTTATTTTTTTATACTGAAAGCCATCATTTGGCATTGTTTTTATTTCACCAATAAGTTTTTCATTTTTATAGTTAAGCATTACATCGCCATATCCATCAAATGGTGGATCATCAGTCTTAACTCTAAACTCCATTGCTGGATGAGTTTGCTTATTATATTTTCTTGGAAGTGGATCAAACTCCATATCCTCTGCAAGTAATCCTGATGCTGCTATTGCCTCTTGAATTCTTTCATGCCCCAGGCTTCCCTGTGTTCTATTTGCTACACCAAAAGCATCTGCATTATCATAAAATATTTGACCCTCAAATGCTAAATGCCAATATCTTGGACATTCTCCAGAACCATAAGTTAGATTAGAAGCAGAGAAATTACTTTTCTTGGTAAATTTTGGTTTTGTTTTGGCAAGATACCCAGAATTAATTGCATCTACTAAGCCTTCAACAAAACTTTCATCTTCTGCGGTATTTGTAACCTTGCTCTTGGTATCCTTAACCATAATCTGTTTTAATAAATTTTTAGCCATTTTTTTATCCCTTGTTTATATTAAGTATAGCAGGTTAGCGCATTATGTATTTAAGCGCTGATACCAAGTCGTTAATTGCTTGTGCTGCCGTAAAGTATATATTTTTCTTTGCCCTGTCTGATTTATCAACATTAGCCATCCATGTTGCCTTGAATGACATTTTTGCAGCAATAGCCTGAAGCCTTACAATTTCCATGCTAGCCACCTGAAGAGGAATGTCAGGCTTAATAATAATCTTTGCAATCATGGTTAATGCTGTAGTAAGTTCTTCATCTTGCATATAGTCTGCAATTTCTGTTAAACCATTTACCATATCCAAGGTTGTTTTTTGTGATCCTTCATTAATCATTTTGCTCCTCCTTTGTTAATTGTTCTAGCATGCTCATCTCAATTATAGCAAGTCTCACCTTTGTATTTCCTTCTCCAAGTATTACAATAATTGCTGGAGACTTGTCCCTACCTGCCTGAATAGAATCAGTGACGGCTTTAGCCCAAACATCTTTGTTTAATGTAAAAGACTTGCTTGCTTCTTTAAAATCAACAACGAATTCTCTCCAAGTAGCATCACCCTTTTGAGTATTACGACCAGAATTTTTGTGCTGTTTTGCATTTATTCTTTTTGACTCATTTTTTTCACTCATTAATAAAATCCTTTTTTGTTTTTTTAGTAGGTATTAGGTTAACTTTTGAAATATGTTTTTGTGAACACAGCCAAGTAGCATCCCCAGTTTCTGCATAAAGTCTTAATATTTTTACAACTTCTTGACAAGTTTTACAAGGCCACTTACCCTCATATGTAGAAAATTTTTTTTCAACCATTAATTATTTTTTTCTTAATTTGTTCTTGTAAGTCTAAATCTTCTTTAACACGATTAATAAAGCCATCACGACCCTGCACCTTAGTTCCATCATCTAACTGATACCATGCACCAGTTCTATTTACTAAGCCCATTGATTCTGCAGTGTCAACTAAATCTCCAATCACATCAATACCAATGTTATCGCCTCTAAAATAAAAATCATATTCGCCAGATTGAAATCCTGGAGAGGTTTTAGAAAATTGTAATTCCCAACGAATTTTTCTACCAATCTTTTCTTCAATTAACTTATCGCCAACCTTAATCTTTCCTTTAAGTGCTTGGTTATCAGATTCCGAAGAAAATAATTTAATCACACAGGATGAGTAAAACTTAGTCGCCTGACCGCCAGAAGGTTGCTGACTTGTGTACATTGCATTAATATTGTTTCTAGATTGAGAAATAAGTACAAGAAGTGTGGGCTTTACTTTGTTATTTGCATAATTAAGCATTTTCCAAGCATTACTAAAATCTCTAGACTCAGCGCCAATTTGTTTTGTATTTTCAAGTGCCTTCATTTCATCTGAATCTTTTTCAAAATATATGGCAGGAAGCATTGATGTGATTGAGTCAATTACAATTAAATCAACGCCAGCATTTATCAATCCTACACCAACATCTACCATATCGCTGATCGTACGTGCTTGTGAGTAAATTAACTTAGTTGGATCTACTCCTAACTGCCGTGCCCAATCTTCAGAATAAGACATTTCAGAATCAATCCATGCACAGACCTTACCTTCTTTTTGTGCTAAAGCAATCATTTGCAAACACATAGAAGATTTGGCAGAAGACTTGCTGCCCCAAATAAGAATCTGTCTGCCGTATGGCAATCCACCACCTAGTGCACGGTTTAATCCAAAACTTGGGGTTGGCTGATACTCAAAATTAACTCCCTCTCCAGTTCCAAGTCGCTTTCTAATTCTTGGGTCTAACTGAGATAATACATCTTCTACACTAACCGACATTTACATCCTCCATTATAACGGTTCCATCTTTGGTTTTACCAAAACTAAATTTATATGCATTGCCTTCTTGAACATGCATGTAGGCTTTTGGAAATGCTGTTGGAAATACTGTAACAGAATGCAAGTCTCTTGCAGTATCTGCTAATGTAAGTGAAGCCATTTTTTTTCCAGCCTTTGTAATTCTTGGTTTAAAAGAAACAACAAACATTTCGTCTTCTTTGTAGGGAAGTTGTTTATAACTTAAGAATTTAATCAATGCATTTGAAGATTCTTTTATCTCATCTACAGGAATTGCAGAAACAATCCTATTATCGCTAGCAAGAATCAAATAGGTACGACCCGTCTCAATAGTCGTTGATTCTTCATCAAATATCCCAACGGATCCTGTCTTATCAAGAACTTCAACCCGTGACCATCCAGTTCCTCTTTTAATTGCTTTGACCATTCCCATCAATATAAAAGAACCCTTTTCTTCAAAGTCTTCTACATCATTAATAAATGCATAATAGTGAGATGGAATTGTAATATTGAACTCTGGTAAATTTAAATAATCATATAGATTTGCTTTAATTTCATCATCATTTCTTGGATTATCTGGAAATGTAGCGGCACCAATTGATCTTAATGCTTGTAGTGCACGAGAGTTTACTCCATTCCCCTTAGTAAATGTAAACTCCTCAAGTTCTTTATAAGATTTAAATGGTCTTGCTGCAATGTACCTTTCTGCAATTGTGTCAGATATGTACTTAATAGCACTAAGCCCAAAGCGAATGCCCTTACCCTCAATCTTAAAATCTGTATCTGAATCATTAATGTGGGGTAGTTTAATTGAAATACCCATACGTTTTGCCTCAATTAGATATTCTGTTCTACCATCTTTATCTTTCTCATTTTTGAGAAGGGCAAACATAAACTCAAGAGGATAATAATATTTTAACCACGCCGTCCAATACGAGACTGTAGAGTAAGCAACCGCATGAGATTTGTTGAACGAGTAGCCTGCATGCGCTTCAAAGTCATGCCATAAATCAAGAGCCTGATTGGGACTAATATAGGCAGAAGCACCTTTAACGAATTTGTCTTTGAATACGTCAAACTCTTTAGCATCTTTCTTCTTGCCA